TCACAGCCGTAAATAAATCATCTTCATTACCAGCGCTTGTGCTTTCTTATGAATTATACGGTACAATTGATAAAGAGCAGGATATTATCGATAGAAATTCGGTTGAGCACCCAGGATTCTTACCGAGTAATACTGATCTGGAGGTGACAATTGAATAACGAAATCCGAATAATTCAAAATAATAAGGAGATAGTTGGTTGGAAAGCTGTTCAGGTTCAGAGATCATTGGATTCGCTTGCTCATGGATTTAGCTTTCATCAAGTGCCTGATAAGAATGGGAAGATAGTTTCGATAAATGAGTATGATCCTATAGCAATATTTTTAGGTGACGTTAGAATACTAACTGGTTATGTTGATTCCTTAAGCTTGTCAAGAAGTGAGAACGGTTTAAGTTACTCCTTTCAAGGAAGAACTAAAACAAGTGACCTTATAGATTGCTCTGTGGAAATGAAGCCTACCTCTTGGAAAAATATTCCCCTTGCCGCTCTTATCAGTGAGCTAATAAAGCCTTACGGGTTATCTGTATCTATACAAGAGGGAATAGAGGTTACTGAAAAGTTTTATAGGTTTACTGTGGAATTAGGTGAATCTGTCAATGAGGCAATTCAAAGAGCCTGCGGTTTAAGAAATATCATACCTACAGTAGATGCGTTTGGTAACGTATTACTTACAAGGGTAACTAAAGATGATTACTTGCACACTTTACAGGCTAAACATAACTTTACAGAACTAACACAAAATTTGGAACTCAAATTACGGTACTCAAATTATACCGTTATAGGGGCAAACGATTCTTCTGGTAGTCAAGTAAGTGATAATGATTTAAGGTCTCAGGGAACCGCTAAAGATGAAGCTTTCGGTAGATACAGATTTTTATGTGTAAATCATACTGATAGGATTACAAATGCGTCGGCTAAAAGTTTAGCTCTTTGGGAATCAAGAATTAGATACGGTAAGTCTATTAATATTAGTATATCGGTACCGTATTGGACTTTTTCTGATAAGTTAATCTGGCATCCGAATCAGATTCATTATATAATTGATAAGGAGCTTAATATTGATAACACCTTTCTACTTAACGGTGTTGACTTTATCTATTCAGAACAACAAGGAAAGCAAAGTAGGTTGCATTTTGTAGATACGCTGGCTTATGATCTGCAACCAGAAATTATCAAAAAGCAGCCTATCCCTAAAACTAAGAAGCGGAGCAATACTGGAGGGTGGTCGTGAAATTATCAGATGTATATACCCTACTTAAACCTATAAAGCGGAGAATAAACGCTATTGTGTGCAAGGCTATTTTAGCCGAATTGAAAACTGATTCTGATTTTCCTTTATGTAAAGTAAAACTTTCCAAAGAGGAATCGCTTGAGGACGTGGAGTTGTTGATGCCTTACGGGTTCTTTTCGCTTCCGTCAAATGATGCGCAATTACTAATTTTAAATAAGAACGGCGACAAAGCGCAATCTGCGATAATCATTGCCAGTGATGTGCAGGGAAAACCTGAAAATATTGACGTAGAAGATTCTGGTTTGTATAATAGAAATGGTACGCATATATTATTAAAAGGCAGTGATGTATTTATTAAGTGTTCTGGTACGGTAAACGTAAATGATGGTAATTTAACTGTGGAGAATTGAGTGGGAAATCTTCTTTGTGTGAAAGGATTGACTCTCGGATATGTAGTAGATCCACAAATTATTTCCGTAGAAATTACTGTAAATAATTTGTTAAGTGATATTTCTACTGTGGTTGCTTCACAAAGCGCATACGGCTATCATAGGGTTAACTTCTCTATTCTTGCGCTCTCTACTACTACAGGGTTTGTCCAAGACCCTGTAGAAGCTCCTGGAAGCATTCAGGGAAATTCGTTAAAAGTCAAGAGTATTGGAAAACCTTTTGTTCTTGACAATGCACAAAGTGAGGTAATTATAGTTTCAGGTCTTATCGGTTCGTCTCCAGCTACATATCCGATAGTTGTTAATATACAAAACGCAGGTCAATCGGTTGTGAGGATGCTATGAGTAGATTTTTTGGCGATCTTAAATTGTTTATGGGTATAAACTCTGCGGATATTGACGTTGAAGATAGGGATGCTTTACAAGATGCAGGGTTTGAAACTGCCATAATTATTTCATTATTTACGGATGCAAGAGTTTTTCCAGAAGAGCTTCCTGAAGGTTTAGAAGATTTAGGAGGATTTTGGGGTGATCTTATTTTAGAGGAGTCTGTGGGTTCAAAATTATGGACTTTGCATAGGAAAAAACTCAATAACACCTTTTTAAACAATTTTGAGGAGTTTGCAGTACAAGCACTATCCTGGATGATTGAGGAGCAAATTGCCTCAAGTATTGAGGTTGACGTTAATTATATCGGCGATACTGTTAATTTTGAGATTCGGATAAAACGACCTGAAAAAGATTTGCTTAACTTTAGGTATTCCTTGAATTGGGAAAAGCAGATATTAAGGAGAAATTAAATGTTTGAAAAACCTTCTATACAAACTATAAGAAGCAGGATGAAAGCGGATTTAGAGGTTAGATTAACTGGTTCTACCTCTTTACTTCCAAGAGGACTTCTTGACATATTAATTTTAGTTTGTGCTGGCGCTTTCTACATAATGTACGGAGTAATCCAAAAGTTAAGTAGGGACATATTACCAGATCAAGCTTCTAACGATTGGGTGGATAGGCACGGAAGAGTTTGGGGTTTAGAACGTCGGCAAGCTACTTTCGCAACAGGTAACGTTACATTTACAGGTGAAAGCGGTACAAGCATTCCTGAAGGAACGGTTATTCAACATCCTGAAACTGGATCCGAGTATGCTACAGATGAGGAAGTTCATTTTATTGGCGTTGGTGTGTTGAGTCAATCGGTAAGTGTAACAGCTAACGAGCCAGGAATTGAGAGTAACATTCCAGCGGATTCTGTTTTACTTTTAGTATCTCCGATATCTGGTGTTGAAAGTGAGGCAGTAACTTTACAAGGCATAGCTGGAGGTACCTCAACCGAAACAGATGATGCTTACCGAGAAAGAATACTTGAGAGAATAAGGTTACCTGTTTCGGGTGGTAATAAATTCGATTATATACGATGGGCTAAAGAGGTTCCCGGCGTCATTAAAGCTTGGGTATTTCCTTCTTTTCTCGGTGCAGGTACTGTCGGTGTTGTTATTAAAAGTGAATCAGAGGAATTGGCTTCACAAGTACAAGACCACATTTCTGAGAAAATGCCTGTTACTGCTAACGTAAATATAGGACAGTTTGTTTTCCCGTATAAGTCTTCAAATTTACAGTATTCAATAAGTATAAACCCGTATACTACGGCAATGCAAGATTCAATAAATACCGAGCTTGACAGGCTTCACAAAGAGCAAGGCGAGCCGGGCGGAATTTTAAGAATAGCTCATATCCGTTCAGCAATAATGGCTTCTGGCGTTTTCGATTACCAGTTATTAAATATTATTAAGGACGGTGTTTCATTAAACGTAAATGAAAATATTCATTTCGATTCGGATACGTTTGAATTTCCTGTTCTACTTAGCACTACCTTTACGGAGTTATGATGCAAAGTTTAAGGTTTTACACAAAGTATACGGCTAAAAGTTATTTCAATATGTTAAGGAATTTACTTCCGAAAGGATTTATTTGGCGGATTCTTATGGGTAAAGTTCCTACTATGATTGAGGATCAGCCCCCAGGAAGTCCTCTTCATTTAGATACTATTGACTTAGGTGAAGCTTGGGAAGATGTGCCGTATGCTTCACTTGAACACACCGGCTCCAAGCTTGCCCTTTTACTGTTTGTAATAGCTTTAGAATTTAGTAGGTTACACCAGAGAATTGTGGATCTTAAAAATGAAAGTATTCCAGGATTAAGTCAAGAAATGCTTGATGCGTGGATAAAAACCTTAGGACTTGATACGGGATTAATACCCATCCCAACCGATCTTGAAGAGAGGCAAAGATTTGTACAAACGGAATTCACTTCTGGTAAGAGCAATCCTTTACTTTTGGATCCTGATATGTCAAAGGGATACTATATCAAGTATGCTTCGGAATTAGGACATATTATTAGCATATCCTATAGCCAAACCGCATTTCGAGTCGGAGATAGGATAGGTAACAGACTGGGGGGAGTAGGAGCGAACTTTACATGGATAGTTTCAGGTTCTTATTCCAAAACTTTACAGGAAATATTTGAGTTAATAAAGCCAGCGCATACTATTATCGTTTGGCAATAAGGAGGCGTTATGTCGAAAGTAATTACCTTAAGTAGAATATCAGCGGCTATCAGTTCTATAGGTTTACGTCAGGTAGCGGTCGAGCCTAATCCAGACCCACATTTGGGTTTTAGAATGTGGGGAGGAAAAGATTCTCACGGCGTTTCTGTGAAGTTTTTGGCTAAAGATAGGAAAGCAAGAATTACAGAGCTTCAGGTTACATCTTTAGGAACTGGGTTCCTTAGGTCAAATGCCGAGGGTTTTGTATCTTCTTCTCCGTTAAGTGAAAATGATTTACCTATGCATAATAAATTGAACGGGCTACAAGGCGGTGATTCCACAGAAAGATACCACCTAACCTTAAGCCAACTTAATACAATACATTCTCCAGCAACGGTTAGTGCTCCTTTAGCAATTGATACCCAACATATAACGTTAAAGTATTCTTCTGATTTTTCGCTTAATGCCCAAAACGAATTAAGACTTTCGGCGAACGTTGTAAAAGCAGACGGCACCGTACCGTTTGTTGCACCAGTGATGGGTGTTGCTCCTATTGCTGGTTCACATTTGACAACTAAGGATTATGTTAAAGGATTAATACAGGGTATTGAATGGCTTAACAGTGTTAATGGTTTTTATGATCCGTCAAATGTATTACCTGAAAACCCAGATACTGGCGATAGATGGATATCAAGTGCAACTGCTAATGGCTGGAACAAAGATTACATTTACGAATATACAGGCACGGCTTGGGCAGAAGTTCCTGTAAGTGGTGTTGCTGTTACCGTTAATAAAGATACTGGGAATATTCTAATTTACAATCAAAACGAATGGGATACCCTTTCTCCTATAGGGGATCATAATCAACTTACTGGTTTACAAGGTGGTACTGCAAATGAAAGGTATCATTTAACCGAAGCGGAGTTAATAGCTTTACAGAGTTTAAGTGCGATTCCTTACACAAAGTCTATATACCTTGAAAGTCCAGTTTCTGGTGATTCAGTAATCGCTTTGTTTACTGATAAAGAACTAACAATTAAAAGGGTGAGTTATGTACTGCAAGAAGGTACATATAGTACGCCCAGCATGCAGGTTGAATTAGGTTTTACTTCTGATATTACTGGTAGTTTAAATAATATACATAGTCCGCTTACAGTAGATAATAAAACGACAGGACAATTTGTTACTACAGGGTTAACTAATGTGAGTGCTGGCAATTGGATAATTTTAAGGATAGCCTCAAGTAGTGGTGATGCGCAAAGTTTAACCTGTACCATTGAGTATGAGAAATAGGAGCTTGATAAATGAGTATAATAGTTTATACCAGTTATGAAGATACGCAAACCCATTATAACTTTTATTTTAAGATTACAGATCCTGAAAATATCTCTATTGAGGGTCAAGTGCTTTCATTCGATATATACTGGCCTTATGCTTTATCAACTTTACAGAATCAAATTTGGTATATTCAACCTAATGGCGTTGGATTTATTAACTATGAAAATTTAGGAAGTAATCTTGTCAGGATACGGCTATCTTTCGGACCTGAGTGTTTACTGGATTTTTATGATCATAATTTGAATAGGTATTTCTTAGAAGTATCTATCGGATTATGGCATGAGACCTTTGAGGCGCTTGATAAGTCACAATCACCTGCTATTTGGAATGAAAACGAAGAGGTGATACCTCCAAATACTTTACAAGTATTTCCAAATATATTTATGGGTACAGCCGCTCCTTTAGTTGATGTTGACGGAAATCCTTATAATACAATTAATGTCGGTCCTTATGAGTTTATAGTGGAGAATTTTCGTCCGTCAAGAATGGGAGATGGAACTGAAATTCCTCTTGTAGGAGAGCCAGGTTCTGAGGGCTTTACTGATAATCACGAAAGTGGAAGTCTTGACGGATGGGATACAGTAGGCGATAGAAATTGGAATGAATCGGGAGGATACGCTCTTCCACAATCAGATCAAGCTTTAAGCGGCTTTCTGATTAATCAATTTGATTGTGAAAACGACGGTTCTTTTGAGGTAGTTTACACATGGGCTGATGATAATCCGTATAATATGAAGTATGGCGGTATTGTATTTAGATTTACGGATTCAAATAATTACTATGCTCTCGGAATACGTATCGGGTGGCTTGATGGGGTATCGTCTGATAATCAGATACGATTTTTTAAAAATCAAATGTGGTCTGATGCTGGTGGAGAGTTAGTGGTTAACAATTTAAACTTTTCAGGGATAACAAACTTTAAGCTCAGGGTTGATCTTAACGGCAATATATTCAGTATATATCTTAACGATTCTTTGGTCGGCAGCGTTAATGATTCTGACCACGCAAGCGGTAAGGTGGGCTACTTTTACTTACCAGAAAATAACGTATATACGCGGTTCAATAGTGCTGAATGGATGCAAGACTCTTCCAGTGAGACTTGGGATGAACTTTCTGGTCCAGCAAGATGCGTATATGACAATGATCCAGAAAATTTTGAAGATTTAGGATATCTTTATAATTGGTTTACGGTTGCGAATCCAGAATTTGCTAAATTATTTAGGGATGGTGTGGAAGACCCAGGATGGAAAATATTTACAAAAGCTGAAATGGATGAATTCCGTGATTATCTTATATTTAACGGTTTTAACTGGGACAGCACTTTTTCCGGAAATAAAGCGGCTAAATCTTTAGCCTCTTCTGGTGGAGAGTGGAATGCATCCGCTACTGCGGGGCATGTGGGAAATGATCAGTCAAGTAATAACACTACTGGCTTTACTGCTTTGCCTGGGGGTTTTAGAAGTCATGGAACTGGAAGTGGTTTCTTTAGTAAAGGGGCTCACGCCCATTTTTGGGCTTCTACGGAAGATGGTCAAGAAGCTTTTGGTTTAACTTTGCACCATGATAGTCCTTTAATTATGACAGGTAAGGTAGACAAAAGAACAGGTAGATCAATAAGACTTTTTAGGAAACACGAAAGTTTACAAAAACGTAGGATAATTGTAATGTAAAGGAGGAGTTTATGGGAAATCTATTTCAAATTAGGAATAATTTTCAAGATCACGGGATAATCAACTTTACTCCTCAAGAAGTAATCAATACTGGCGCCGATTTACGGGATGTTAAGCTAACCACAATGTATTGCTTACAGCAAGTACGAACAGGATTAAACAGAAGGATTCACTTGCTAAGAAACGGCTTAACTACTGGTAATCATGTTTCACCAGAGCATCCTAATGGAGAAGCTGTGGATTTTCATCTTGACTTTAAAGATGGACCTGTAACTCCAGACACTATACGATTACTGAGGGTTCTTGCAATCAGGGCTGAATTTAATGGCTTAGGCTTTTACTTCAACGGAGTAGCCTATTCATTTCATCTTGATTTACGTCCGATAGAAAGATACGCGGAATGGAAAGGTACAAAAGATAGTCCCGGTGCTGGGTCTTGGAAAATACAAACTATAATCGGAAATACCGCTAACATATTCGCATAAGGGAGCTAAAAGAAAATGACGGAAATTGGAGTTGTTGCGGCAGCATTTACATTAGGTGGTGGACTTGTTACACTTGGATTCTTTTTTGGTAATATCAAATCCTGTCTTATTAGCAAAGAGGATTGTAAAAGTAAGATGCTGGATCTTGAGACCAGAAGTAAAGAATCAGATGTTCTTCTTTTCAATAAATATGATACACTTTCGGAAAACTTTACGAATATGGAAAAAGTTATTCTTAAGGAAATAAATAAAATTCACATATCTTTGGAAAAGCTTTCCAAAGATTATTAATAACCTAAGCTATTGGAGGTAGCTAATGTCAAAGAAAAAGGAAGTTTTAAACGGTGACGTTCTTTTCGGTTTGAGAACTCTGGAGTCAATTAGAGAGAGTAAGGTTGGTGAATTTAGCGCCAAGTTTAAGTATGCACAAATAAAGAATATAAAGAAATTTAGATCTTCACTTATGGACGTATACAAGACCGCTGAGGCGATCTTTAAAGATTACAGAGTAGAGTATATGCAGATAAGAGAAGAGCTCCACAATGGTACCGAGAATGCGTCAAGAAACGCCTATGTGATTGGTGAGTTGCTTGTTTTACCAGAGATTGTGCCGTATGAATCGCAAAAAGAAATTCTGGACAAAAAGCTTTCGGAACTTAATGTAAAGTATAAGGTATGCTTCGATGAACTGGAAAAACTATACGCAAAGGAATCGGATGTGGAATTGTTTATGATACGTATAGAGGATATACCAAATACGTTGGATGTCGAAGCGTTGGAAACTATTGATTTTTTAATTTACGGAGGATACTATGCATAGAGTAGACAGTCCAGATTTTGTTGTCATTGATGGTAAGCGTTATTATAAGGAAACTCCTACACCTGCCACAGTTTTTGGGTATCATCAAGCAAATGCTATACAGGAGGAGATAGCGGATGTTATCGAATCTGAAGGTTTAACTTTGCGATCCTCAGGATCAGTTGATGCCGCGAATAATTACAAAGGGCAATTGAATTCCGCAATCAATAAAAAGATTACCGATGCTTATAATTTGTCCAGAAACCTAAACATTTTACCGACATCTTATCCTATATTTCCTGTAGAGCCATTTCACCTTAAAGATAAGTTTTTTATCGGTGTTACAAAAGGAATAGGTTTACTTAAAGGGGTCGGCTCTAATTCTGATTATTTTGAGGAATTCGATGGGATATACCCGGGCGGTATTGGCTATCCTGGTGTGATTAACTTTAGTCGTGTTTTTACTGATGAAGGAGAAAATACATGGGCTCAGTATAATCCAGCAAATCCAGATCCTGACGTAGGCTGCGTACCTTCACAAGCTTCAGGTTGGGCTGGATTTCCTCCGCAACTTGGTCGTGTATTGCACGTTTACTTGGTAAAATCACCTAACTTTTCAAGTCATACAAATCGTTTAATGGTGGTGGTTGACAGAACGTATCCAGCACCTAACAATATCCTAAGTATCGATCCGTCAATTACACATTATATGTATGCTGGTATGGCTCTTGTGGATAATCCTGGCGAAGCTCCTTTTCAAATAGCTCCTTTCATACGTCAAAGATACTACCATTTATGGAATCGGGAGTTTTGGTTTACAAGGCTTAATTTTGCCCAAAATATTGTAGGAACTGGTACTTCGTTTAGTCAAGAACACACGGTAGAAGTTGATTGCATATCCTATGGCCCAGTAATGGTTGATCTTGAGGTTACACTTGACTATGTTGCAGGAGCTCCGTTACTGGATAATGTATCTGAAAAGGTTGCAGTGGAGATTAGTCCTATCGGAGATTTATCAGGAGTAAATAAGATAAATCGTGTTATACAAACCAATACCAAATCTGTATGGAACGTGCGTTTAGGCTTGGTAAATACAAAACATATTCTTGTAAAGATGAATGGTGTAGGTACATTAGACCATAATCATATTTGCGAAATAAGAACTATCGGTTTCACTATTGCAGAAAGGGGTATGGGATGATTCGTCAATTACTAATCAACATCGGTGTCGGGATTCTTCAACGTCTTGGAAAAAGAATTTACGTAGCACTCTGGCAACATATATTTTCGGTTGTCGTTAAGGCAGAAGAGATATGGAAAGAAGAATGGAAAGCAGGAAAGGCTAAAAAGAAATATGTACTAAAGAAAGTGGAGGAGTATCTCCGAGAAAAGGGGATTGTCAAATGGTATAACAAACGTCCTCTTATGTTTCTTATAGAGCATACCTTGGGCCAATTGATTTTTGAATTTAATAAAGGATACTCACACGATTGGTTAACAAAAGCTAAAGAGATTAAGGAAAGATTTTGGGGAAATATATTTCTTGGATTTTTAAATTGACAATTAGTATTAAATAATCTGGCTATCTACTTAAAACGCAATATAAACGCAATACAGAATATAGTATATAGGTGTTTATATTGCGTTTTTTCTTCATTTTACTGCTATTTTAACATAACATATTGATTTATATATATTTACTTAGTTCAATACATATATACACTATATATTTTGTATTGCGTTTATATTGCGTTTTTAATTGCTGCTTATAATGTATGTATAAAAATTGTTCTGTAAGTCATTGATTTATATAGACTTGCATATTTTGATATAAAATACTATTGACTATTTGAGCGCATAAATTATATTCTATAGTATACTTTTATTATGCTCTTTTACATTCTCAAACTGCTTTAATGAAGCTTCCATACAGAAAATACAAACTATTTTCAAAAAATTTGGCTCTCTAACTGGTTGATTTTATTAGACTTGAGATTTTTGACCAAAAAAGTTGTTGCATTTCTTCCAACTTGAGTGTATATTTACCACAGATGATTGATTGAAAGCACAACAAACAAACCGCTCCTGAAGGGGCATAATAGAAAGGGGTTTCAAATGAAAACCACAAACAAAATAACTTACCGTCGCCTTACCGCTAATAGCTCATCCCATGAACTATCAGATATGGTAAGCAGAATGATGTTTCACGTGAAACGGAATTCTATACCAGAGAAGGTTAGAATGGACAAAAGACGGGTACGTATTCTTTATAGGGCTTTAGTTGCTGGTATAGTTAAGTCCGTGCGCATAAGTAAAGATGGCGAGGCTGAATATTTTTTCAACGGTGTGAGGAAACACTTTCGTGGTCTTGAATGCGATACCCGCACCTTTAAAGCAATCTTGAGAAGAGGTTATTAATTGTAAATCCACTTTCCCCTGCTATGGTGGCAGGGGATTTTTTAAACAGCCCGAAAGGGCACAATAGAAAGGAGCCTAAAATGGCTAAAACAAACAAAACAACCCGTATCAACAAAGAAGGTCAGAAAGTGGATCAGGAGAAAAAGGTCGATAATGTTGATATTAAGAAAGTGGATCAGGAAAAAAAGGTCGACAATGTTGATATTAAGAAAGTGGTTAAGCTCAGTCCTGCCGCAGAATCATTGCAGACCATTGTTCGTGAAGAGCTGGCTAAATCAAAACAGCGGTTTGTTGATCTTGCAAAGGCTCAGGGGTATTCAGAGGACGATTCTGAAAAAATCTCTACAAAGATTCTCGGGCAGTTTACAGCCAATAAGTGGTCAAGTCTTGCGTGGTCAAGGTCTACCCGTAGTGTGCGGTCAAAAAGTCAAGCTATAAAGGATCTGCTGGCAGGTAAGAACGTTGAGGGGGCTCCTCAGGAAGTGCTTGACGCGGTAGAAAAATTAAAAGCATATCTCTAATAGTTCCAGATCAAAGTAGTTCGGGTGTAGCTCTTATAAGAGAGCTACCCCTTTTTGTGGTTTATAGTTTGCAGTATTGCTCTTTTACACTATTCCAAATATTCATTTTAAGCTATCCAGGAACGCTTCCAGGCTACTTTCTACAATTCAACGTATAAAGCATAGTCTCAATATAAAAAGCGATTAGAGAGCTTCCTGGAGCTGTTTAAATTGAAATGCATTTTTAGCAGTACACAAACGCTAAGGAGGTTAGCATAATGGGTAAAGTAAATACAGAGGTTTTCATCAAATATAAACTAAGCACTTGCAAAGCTTGGGCACAAAAAGCACTTGTGGTCGTATACAACAATCAAACGGCAGATGAAAAGACTGCGGAGCATACTAAGTATTTAAACGGGAAGGGCTTCTCTGGGTGTGACTCTGAAATCCTGAGCAAACTTGCAAAGTGGTATCTTGATAAAGGATTCCTGACATATAGACAATTAAGGATAGTACAAAAGAGAATCCCTAAATATTGGAAGCAGGTTCTCGAAGTTAGCGATATGGAAAAGCTTAAGGCTTCAATGCAGATGTGGGGTGTATAATGCTATTAACACATAATAACACTATAACAGACTGCGGAAGCTTCAAATGGCGGGGTCGTGACGGTCAGTATGTTAAATTAAGGAATGTTCATACTAAGAGGCTTTTCTATATTGCGAAGATGATCTGGAATCATTCTGCTCCACCCCATCAAAGAATTTGGGATGACCATAGATACACTTTCGATAAGGAAATATATACAGAGGCCTACATGACGGAAGCTTTCAAACATTGCGTTATGGAACTCTCTTTAAGAGATGATCTTGGTCCAAAAATGCGTGGTGTTCTTGTTAAGATGGCTGAGTATTCAAAGATACTTAAGGACTTAGGGGATGCTGGTCGTAGAGGGGCAGAAGCTGGCAACAAGTTGAAAAGGTCAATTAACCGTTTGAGACTGGAGGCTGATAAATGAGAGGCATAGTAGAAAACACTTGCAAAAATTGTGGGTATGACAGAGCCGTATTCATTGCAGATCCTACCACTAAGAATAAAATTTCCAAACTTTCTTATGATCATAAGGTTGATCCCACATTAGCGGTTGTCATTTGCGTTAATTGTGGCTACCCTGATAATCCTCATAAAGGTAAATCAGTCTTAGAGGATGTGGCAAAAAATCTATCTGAGGTAACTGAGAGATTAAAAAGCGATCCACAAAAGAAAGTTGGTCCTGTCGTTGAAGGTGATCAATGCGAATGTGGTGGCTTCTATTTTGAAACGTCAAGAAATACCTTTCGGTGCAGTAGATGTCCAGCAGTTTACATCCAGCGACGTCCTCAAGGAAAAGTTATCACTGAAAAGACGGTTCGTAAAATTTCCAAAATGCTTGAAAGTGTAAATACGGTTGAGGACTTTAACGTTATATTTTAACAATGGGGTTATTATGCAAAATCAGTGTATTCGTAGACGTAAAGCTGGTAAGTGTCGAATCTGCGGTAGAGTCTTAAAGAGAGCGGATCGCACTCACAAATGGAAAGAGTTTATTTTTGAAGGTGAGAAGGAATCCTCTTTTATTTGTAATTCTCACGTGGTGTCGGCATCTTGCCATGAAATTGTTCTATCTAATGAATACATTATGGTCAATGGTTAAACTTAAACGCTATGGAGGTAGCTATGAGTCTGGTTTACAAAGATTTAGGAAAAGACGTTCAAGGAACTCTTACATGGAAAGAAGCAATCAAAAAAGCGGATCTCGATTGGGAAACGTCTAAAGAACCTCTTTACGATTGCGATGGCAATAAAGTTCCTCACTTCGGCATCTTTCGTAAAGATACACGCCAGTGTCTTGGGGCTGTAGGATCTAATTATACACCAGTTCAAAATCACGAAACCTTTTCGTTTCTTGATAGCTTGACAGGAGCTGGAATGGGACTTGAATATTCTACTGCTGGTGCTATTGACGGAGGCAAGCGAATATGGACTTTAGTAAAGCTTCCGCATAGGATTACAGTAGGAAGTTCTGAGCAATTAATGCCTTATTTGCTTGCGGCAAACTCAAATGACGGTAGTTCACGGTTGACGTTTAAGCTTACTACTGTAAGGCCTGTTTGTTCCAATACGTTCAATCTTGCGCTTAAAGAGAAAGCCCAGACACTTGCGCTTCGGCATACTGCTAAAGTAAAGGCACGTATGGATGATGCACAAAAAGTGCTTGCGGCTATTGGGGATCAGATTGACAACATCGGTTTATTATTGAACGGTCTTTCTAAAACTCAGTTAAGTGGCAATAAGATGAAGGAATTTTTAGAGGCTACTTTCGATTTGTCAAAGGAAAATGATCAAATTAAGGCCGCCGAAATTCTCTCCATTTTTGAGCATAATGATGGTGACGTTTACAAGGAACAGAGAGGGACTGCATTCAATATGCTTTCCGCAGTTACTAACTTTGTAGACCACCGAAGTGAGGTTCGTCCGCAGTTAAGTGAGACTGAGGCGCAAGCAAGGGCGAGAGGTGCTATGTTCGGTGTTGGGGAGGCTTTCAAGTTTGCCGCAATAAGTAATCTTGTGCAAGTAGTTTTTAATAAAAGTTACATGGAGCTCATATAATGCCGTACAATTTACGGATGAATCGTTTACGTGCCGAGCATGATATATTTATGTGGATGATGAAATCCGCAGTATATCCTAAGTCAGTAGGTTACGTTTCGGAAGTATTGACTGATGGATGGCAATCAGCATTCGGTAACGAAAATTATCCAGAAAATACTACAGTAGTTAAGTGGTTTGAATTGATAAGAACCCAGCTTCTTATCAACGGTTTTCATAAGATTGGGGTAGCAGTACCCCAGTCTTTGAAAGATTATTTACAGGAGGTATTTGACACTCCTGATGATGAAGTTGAGGTAGGGATTTCTATGCTTGAAGAGGATCCTTATTTTCAATATGTTGCTTACCAGAAGGTAAGTGTTTCTTAATAACCCTATATTTTTAAGGAGGCCAATATGGCTGGTGTTAAAAAGGTAGTGAAACCTGAAGCGGAAGAACTTGACGTTCAGGAAACAGAAGAAGTCGGAACAGTGGAGAACGACGACAAAGCTCCGAAAAAGGAGAAGAAGGAGAAAAAGACGAAAGAGGAGAAGGGTTTTACTTGCTCTTCCAAACGCCGTGTTCCTGTTGTCAAATTGCTTTGTGAGCAAAAGTATACCGATGCTCAGATTGCGGAGATGGCAATCAAAGAACTTGCCGAAGCTGGAATCTCCAGAACTATCCCGATTCGCTTTGTAGCAAACAACCGTAAAGCAATCAATAACGGCACTCGGGATGAAATGATTGCCGCATTGAAGTTTAACGTTCCTACAAAACCGCTTGAGGAGCTTGTCGAGTATGATGGCAAAGTTGTTCCCGATTCGGAAGTTCCTGAAAAAGTAAAAAAGGAAAAAGCTGCCGCGAAGGAGAAGAAATCGACTGCCGAGAAAACTGAGGAAAAACTCAAAAGTCACGGCGTTGAAATCAAGGAGGACATTGACGAGGCTGAACTTCCTATACCAAAGAAGAAAAAGAGAGTCAAAAAGTCCTAACAACCTTTACCTTTTGCATACTTACGGGAGAGCCGATCTGTTCTTTCGATCGGCATTCTCCTGTTTTGAAAGGAGTTTACTTTGGAAAATACGTTAATATCATGGCCTATGAATATACTTACTAAGGATGCTGGAGATAGTCGAAAGTTGACTTGTCATCCGAGAAGGGCGCTCTCTAACTCTGGTTTTGTTTTTGAGAACGGTTCACTTGTGAGCATAAAGCGAAAAGCCATTAAGATTCCTAACGGTACTTACCATATTGAAGTTAAAGAGCAGGGTCACAGGTATTTCTATTCCAGAGATCATAGAGGAGTTTATCGTATGAATAGCCGTCGTGTTGGTGTTGACGGAACATACGGAAATCTTTTCGATAAAGTAGATCGGCAAAAAATGGTTCTTCCTGAAATTGAGCCTGGCACTGTTCTTGATTGTGAATTGACATACCCAGGGCATCCTGATTCTGAAGTGCCTACAGCAATTAAAGAGTTTCCAGAAAAATTGAAGCTTAAAGTTTTTGCGGCACCTTTTGTAAATGGCAAAGATAATAGAGGGTTGTCATATGAAGATGGTAATTCAGTCCTGCTAAAGTTGATTTATGATTCCACTAATCTTGTCGAGTACAAAGGGAAAATAGTTTTTGATGGTGACCCTACGATTCTTTGTAATCTACTAAAACTTGCTAAGGAACAAGGTATCGAAGGACTTGTATTGAAAAGCAATCATTACTCTGGCTGGTGGAAATTAAAAACGTTAAAAGAAGCGGATGTTTTCGTTACTGGTTTTAAGGTGTCGCAATCTGCTACTTTATACGGTCTTGTTTCTTCTGTAAATGTTAGCGTTATGGGCGTTAATGGGAGAATACCTATGGGTAGCGTTTCAGGCTTTGACAGGCAAGAAATGATAAATATGTCCAGCGCTTTGCAAGAGCACGGCGATAATGAAACCAATCCTTATGTAAATAAGGTTATGCGTGTAATATATCAGGAAATGGCTTCTAAAGGGAAACTGAAGCACGCCTTTTTTGACTGCTGGCGTGAGGATAAAAACTATAATGATTGCAACCGTAAACAATTTGATTGAGGTGCACAATGAGTAAGGAACGTGAGCGCATTACGGCACATCGGGACAAGAAAACTGGAACGCATTTTAAGACTAAGGATGATACTCAATTGCATTCGACAACCTTAAAGGATCTTGCGGAACTAAGAATGAGTAAGTTTCCGAGTGAGAAGAGAACCTATTTTGAATCTACACCCGGGAGAAAGTATTAATGAAAAAGTTAAGGTCCTATCAAAAGGTTGCTTTACGGTACGCTAATAGCCAAGCGCATCCTGCTTTATTTATGGAGATGCGTTTAGGGAAAACCTTAGTTACCATAAGGTCTATTAAATGTGGTGGATTTAGTAGAATACTAATTGTAGGACCTTATAGTGTTTTTGGAAGTTGGCTTGATGAATTAGAATCGGAAAGAGAAAGTAAAAACGGTATTGTGATTCTTGACAGTTCAGGCCCTATCAGGAGTCAATTACTTGAAGATTCGTGGGACTCTGGTAATAAGTGGTTTCTTTTATCAAAAGAGGGCCATTTAGTTGTACCAGAGATTTGTAAATTTCCTTGGGATTGCGTTGTTCTTGATGAAAGCACATTTATTAAGGCACCTCCTGGGGTTAGTGGAAGAACTAAAAGGTTTAACGTTTCAAAGTATTATACCGAAAAATTCCGTGACGTTTCTAAACGATACATATTGACTGGTACACCTGCACCAGAATCATCATTAAATTATTATATGCAATTAAGATTTTTGGATGCGTCTATACTAAAGGTAGATTCTTACTGGAAATTTAGGCATACGTATTTTAAGCGTGCCGGGTATAAGTGGGTGCTTAGTAAAAAAGGAAGTGCAATGTTAACCCGTAAACTTGCGGAAAATTGCTTCTTTCTTAAAAGATCGGAAGTCAATCTTGGTGGTGAAAAGATTTATGAGGTGCGTAAAGTAAAGATGTGTCCGCAAGCTGATAAGATATATAAAACTTTAGAGGACGAATTTATTCTTGAGGTTGATAATGTAGAAGTTGATGCCACGATCTATAAAACTACTCAGTATATTTGGTTGAGAAGATTGTGTGGAGGTATGCCAGATACTGACGGTTTTAGATTTAATCATAAGGTAAAGGAAATATATTCGCTATTGATTTCCGAACTTCAAGGGCAACAAGTAGTTATCTGGTGTAAATTTGTAGATGAAATTAAGGCTCTATCTAAATTTCTGATTAAAAAGAAATATAGGATCGGCATAATTCATGGCGATGTCCCGCAGGTAGAGAGAAGAGCTATACAAAAGAAATTCCAAAAAGGGGAATTAGATCTTATCGTAGGTCAACCTGAGTGCTATAAATACGGCACCAATCTTTCGGCTTCTGATACCGTAATTTACTTTTCAACTCCTGATGGAAGTGAAACACGGCAACAAAGTGAGGATAGGGTTATAGATACCGCAAGTCAAGATGCCTCACTCATTATAGATTTAGTGGTCGAAGATTCTTTAGAGGAGGATATAATCGAGTCCTTAAAGTTGAAAGAATCTAATGAGGCACGGATAAGAAGAATTTCACAAGGTATACAAAGGAGAAGAGGCTATGGAAACACTATCTGACGTTTTAACGGTAGATCCAGGATGGAATACAGGATATGCGTTTTGGAAAGCAAATAAAAGGTTACCAGATGTTGGAATGTTTAAAGTTTCCAAATCGAAATCGATTGCCTCAACGGAAGCAAGATTATCCGATCTCTGGTGTAAATTTGAGGATCTTCTTGATAAGTGCATACCGAAGTTGGAATTATGCGTTATCGAATCGGTTCAACTATGGGAAGGTTCTTTAACGTCAATGACGGCAGCGAGGCGTGGGGATATTTTTAAATTGTCAATGCTTATTGGAGGCTATGCGAAAGCTTGTATGGATAGAGGAGTTGACTTTGAATTACTAACCGCTCAACAGTGGAAAGGGCAGTTGACAAAAAAAGCTGTGGAATTGAGAGTAAAGAGAAGAATAGGTCAAGTATATGCGGCAGATCATATTACAGATGCAGTTGGTATTGGTTTGTCATTAATTAATAATCTTTAACACTAAATGGAGGTGCTTATGTCAAAGCAAAATGGAGAATGCGATCCCACTAACTGTCAAGATTGTCCTATTGTTGCGTCAACGGAACAAATGCTTATTGACAGGATTCCACATGATGCAATCGTCAAATTTACGTCTGAAATTGACGCTAATGGCTCTGTAACTTTTGACCATTATTCTTCAATATATCGGGATTTTGTTGCGTATATTGAAGCTGAAAAGGCGAGGTAACTATGGCTGCTAAAACTGTTATCCGTAAGCGTGGAATGACTTTCGGCTTGTTTGAAAAGTCAATTCAGGTTAAATGTGAGACTGGAGTTACGTTTATATTTTACGGAAGAACTCCGACGAATAAAGATGTGGAGGATCTTTACGAAATATATAAACTTGGTCGTAAACAGTATAAGGACGATTTTGAAAGGTTGTCTAAAAAGACTCAGGCGCAATTGGAAAATTTAAAATAAATGGGGACGGTCGAGTGACTGAAGGAGTTAAGCAGTTGGTGTGGTGGATGACAATTGCGAAACTCCTTCCCCCAAATTTTTGAAAGGAGTTACTGTTGGGTATAAAATCATTATTACATAAAACGAAGCTTTCCGACTTTACGGATTTTATGCATAGTTCTGGGTTTATGTTACTTCCGAAAAGAGAATTTGGTTATCCGAATAAAACTATTTGCTTTGTTGATATCCGTAACAATAGAGGTAAGGTTTACATTTATGATGATAACGGTAAGGAACACTTTTCTGTTCCTGACGGATTGTCTTCACAAATGGTTTTAGAGTACGTAGAACAGGTTCGTACTGTCCGTGAAAATTATAAAAATTTTACCTGTACTAATTGTAAATTACACAAGTTTTCTAACCGATACGTTCTTGGCGATAAAGTCAAACCTGTTGATATGGTATTCCTTGATGAAACACCGACTCTTTCTGCAAATAGCTTCGGCTCAGAACGGCACACTCTCGGATATAAAGTGATTGACAGGATGCTTTACACTATATCGAATAACCTCACTTTTGAACTCCTGTCAATGACATTTTGTACCGCCAGAGACGGAGCTAATTCAGATGTTAGGGAACCTAAAGCTGAGGAAGTTCTTGCTTGTCTGTCAAACGTGGTGAATAGGATTAATGACTTGAAGCCGAAGTTTATTGTTTACTTATCAAGAAACGTGCGGCACTACTACGGTTGTAAACTTGATATACCGAGTACTTTAATAGTTAATCCGCAAATTATTGCAAATCAAGGTGGGCCTATTAGTAAGTGGTGGTTGCCTACTGTTCGTAAACTAAGGGATCTTATCGATTCTTAACCTATAACTTAATTTAAGGAGGTAATGTAAAATGCCGAAGCGCAAAAAGGGTAGTGTGAATAGTCCATACGATTTAGACTTTAAGAACTATTCTTTACAAAAAGATGGTATAACTCAAAGTATGATTACGGCTTTTCTTAACTGCCGTATGAAGTTTCTTTTGGTTGCTAATAGATGGACTTCTGATAGTAAGCAAAAGACTACCTCTTTTGGTTCTATGTTCCATGATATGCTTGATAAAACATATACCTTATGGATAGAGGATAGCAGAATAGTTTCTTCGGAAGAGTTGAGTCTATGGCTTGACGAATATATTGAGGAGGTAGCTGTTAAATCTTACGATAAGGTAAGTAGGGCTGATCTGGAAACTCAGGCCACCTTGTGTCAAGTAATTATCGAGGAATATTTAATATTCTATGAAGAGGATTTTGAGGAAAAGAGGTTTGCATGGGCTGAAAGGACTTTTGATTTTGTTGATGAACACGGAATCCGTAGAAGAGGAAAAATTGACGGAAAGTATTATTCAAATAAGAACGGTAAGCCTTGGCTTATGGAGCATAAAACAAAGTCAAGAATTACTGAGGATACTTTGATGCTAAAGTTGGCGTTTGACTTCCAGAATCTTTACTATATAGAGGCTGAGGAGAATGACACTGGTGAGAAGATTCAAGGTATGCTTTACAATATAATACGGAACCCTGGACATAAACGTAAAGGCGGTGAATCCCTTTATCAATACGGGGAGCGTATTCGTGAAGATATAAAGAAACGCCCTGACCACTTTTTCAAACGTTATGAGGTACCGTACACTAATAAAGATAAGTTGCGGTTTAAGCTTGAGCTGGGACATTTACTTAAGGAAATCAAAGACCTTGTTTCTGGTAAGTCTTTTCCTTATAAGAATCAATCGTCCTGCATAACCTCATGGTCTTGCTCTTTTTTACAAGCCTGTTCATCAGGAACGTTAAATTCTTATAAGCAGAAGGAAACATTATTTACCGAACTTCAGGAAAGTTAATTACATTTACACTTTAGAATGGGAGGCAAGATGCCTGTAAAAAAAGTATCAAAAAAATCAAAGACAGTCGGAACAGCAGTTGAGGTTGATCTTTCATTACCGAATGAAAAAAGCGTTCCCTCTTCGCATATAGGAGATTATACTTGGTTGATCTATGGGGAAAAGAAAATCGGTAAGTCCTCGCTGACCGCTGAATTTGACCAAAACTTTTGTATGATGTTTGAGCCAGGTGGTAAAGCTCTAACTGCTTACCAGCGACCTGTTCCTGTTTGGGAACACGCCAGAAAGTATATCGATTTACTTATAAAAGAAGGTCAGGGTAATTTTCGTTCGGTAAGTGTTGATACAGGACAATTAGCCTATGATAGGTGTCTTGAATACGTATGCAAAGTAAACGGTATGCAACATCCTGGGGGTCAGAACGATTATGGGTTGTCATGGAATAAAGTGAAGTCGGAATTTGAAAAACAGCACACAAAGCTATTATCTGCTGGCTTCGGTTTGATAGTTGTTGCCCACGCTAAAGCTTCCAAATTAGAGACACGTTCTGGCTTTACTTATGATGTTTTGCGTCCGGCAATTAGTGGTCAGGCTGCTGATTATTATACAGGTGTTATTGACAATATCGCTTTTTACCATTTTGAAGGAGGTGAACGATTTTTACAAATACGTGGTGATGATTATGTTACAGCAGGTACCAGGTGTCAAGGAAATTTTTTAACAACCAACGGTGAGCCCGTGTGTAGAATACCTATGGGAAACAGCTCAAAGGAGGCTTATGAAAACTTAATAAAGGCGTTTGAAAATAAGCAAGAGGATCCATTTATTCCGACGTATTTAACAAAAAAGAAAACCGCTTTAAAACGGTCAACTAAAAAGGTTGCCAAATCTTAAACCAATTTACTACTTAGGAGGTAGTTATGAGTGAGTACCAAAAGCAGTTGGCTTCAATGAAGAAAACATGGAAATCTTCAAAGAAGGTATATGATACTATGTTTGCAGGTGCGAAAGTTCCTGAAGGTGTTTACATTGCGCAGGTTCAGAAATGCGCTTTGAAGGAATCAAAATCTTCTGGTAATTTGATGATTGCACGCCAGCATCTGATACTTGAAGGCGAGTACAAAGGTACCATGCTGTTTGACAATATGCAGTTGGAAACTGAGTACGGTCCTGTATTTGCACGTAAATGGATTGAGACTGTTGGTTATGAAACGCCTGAGGATATTGAAGAACTTCCAGAACTTCTTGAAGCAATTGCTTCTGAGGGTCCTGTTTGTAAAGTTGCCGTAAAGCACTCTGGTGACTTTGTGAATGTAAACGTTTCCGAGATGCTTGATTCAGGTATTCTTGATGAACTCGGAATCTCCACTACTGTCGATCCTGATGAGGAAGATTCTACTTCCGATGAAGGTGATGATGGTGATGATGATGATGATGATGGGTCTGCTGAACAGGAAGAGGATGTTGAGGTTGTCGAGGAAGAAAAGCCTAAAGCGAAAGCGAAAGCAAAAGCGAAAGCGAAGCCTAAGGCAAAGTCTAAAAAGGAATCTCTTTCCGAAAAAGACCTGAAGGAATTTTGCGTTTCCCAGGATATTGACTTTGAAGATTCCGACGATTTCGATACCTTGAAGGAGCTTATTTCCGAATTCACATATAACAGGAGTGAGCTTGACGCAAAAGAGGTCAAACTTCTCGAAGCTCTCGGTCTCGGAGATGATATCGAGGACTAATTCACCTTAATCTTGGCGGTGCTTAAATAAGCGCCGTCAAGTTTTATATAGAAGGGGTTATTATGCCGCAAGTAAAGATACCTGATAGCAGGAGTATAGATTTTGAAACAACAGGACTTAACGTATATGATGGAGTAAAAATTTTTAGTTATTCTATCGGATATCCTGACGGGGAGGTTGAGGTTTGTCGGGTTGATAGGGACGCAAAAACGAATAGGAAGAACTGGCAAAAGTTGGGTGATTTTTTTGAGGATACTTCCACACGTAAAATTGCGCATAATTGTAAATATGAAATAGGTATGACAGTAGTTGAGGATATTCACGTACCGAAAGAAACTATTTGGGAAGATACAATTATAATGAGCCACATGATGCAAAATCTGGCACCAAGCCATGCTTTACATAATGTTGCCCATGACTTATGTGGATATCCGTTAGATATAGATGTAAAAGTAAAGGCATTATTTAAGGTAACTAAGTCTTATCAGACAATTCCAGAACCTATTATGTATGATTACCAAGTGGCAGATGCTCAGAGGTCTATGCTGTTATATCAGCTATGGTATCCTGAGATCCGTCAAGATCCTAAGCTGTTTAAAGATTACCGAATTGAGATTGCCATGCAACAGGTAACACAAAGAATGGAACAGTTCGGAATTACACTTGATAAATGGAACACTAATAAGCTTCTTGGGTATTTAGAGGAGGAGCTTAAAAAGATTGAAAAGGAAAGCTATGAGCTTTTTGGGCGCCATGTAAATCTATTAAGCAATAAGCAGATAGGCCAAATTCTATACTCAGAATTAAAGTTGCCGGTAGTGAAGAAAACAAAATCTGGACGTCCTGCCGCTGATAAAGAAGCAATCGAAATTCTTTCCGAACAATATGACCATCCTGTATTCGACTTAATTTCACGCCAGAGAGCGTATAATAAAGGTTTCGCTATTGTTTCATCATATAAGAAGTTTGCGGGTGATAGTGGAATAATACATCCTAATATCAATACTAACGGTGCAGTTACTGGACGTCAATCATCCGATAATCCTAATGTTCAAAACGTAGCTAAAGAAGCGGCACTTAAAAATAAATATACGGTTGCGGCAAGGAAGTGCTTTAAGCCACGACCAAAATCTGTTTTGTTTCTTGTCGATTATTCTGGTATAGAGATGCGGCTTATCATTGACGCAACAAAACAACCGTATATGATGAAGCTTTTAAAAGAGGGTGGGGATCCTCATGCCGAAGCGGCTAAAACTTTCTTAGGGAGAATATATACCGATCCTGTCACCTGTATTAAATATGGTTTAGATAAAAATCCCTCCAATCGTAAAGAATACGTACAAGATGTTGAGGAGTTAGGTAGAGAGCAAGCCCGAGAAAAATGGTATCCGATATTCAGAAAGTTACTTAGAGGAGCTTCAAAGAATGGACACTTTGCGCTTGCTTATGGAGGAGGTTTACATAGGGTAGCATTGACTGTAGGAATGTCTCAGGAAGATTTTAAGCCTGGATTTGATTCGTATAAAAGAAGGTTTCCTCAGATTGCAAACTTCACCTATAATATGATTAAACAAGTAAAGAAGGACGGGTTTATAATAACGCCTTTCGGACGTAAACTTTACGTTCCTATGGATACTGCCTACATGGCTTCTAACTACTTGATTCAAGGCACTGCCGCTGGAATACTGAAAAGGGCACAGGTTGCACTTGACAAGTATTTAAAGGAAAAATGGAATGATGAAATCAGGTTGGTGATACCTATCCATGATGAATTGATTATTGATTTTCCGAGAAAGTTCTTGCCTTATAGAAATGAGATTCTTTCGGATATGGCTTACCACATGACATATATGCCAGAGATTGAGGTACCTTTAGAGGTAGAATGGAAAATGACTACAAAGACTTGGAATGATGCAGAGCCAGTTGAGTTTTGAGAGAGGAGGTGAGTATGAACAGAATTGACCTTATTAAGAAAATATGTATCCTTATTGGATTGTCATATAGCAAAAGCCAGAAATTTTATTTTACCAAAAAGCAATTGCAGGAATTGTATTTGTATTTACTTGAGGTTAACGCTACAAATAAAAAGGATCCTAACAATGACTAACGGAATTGAAGCGTTTTATCAGCATGGCTTTACAAAAACGGGTTCGATAACGGGTCATATCGTAGGCGATTGTCCTTTCTGTGGCGAACCTAAGATGTTTATAAATGAGAAATCCCATAATTGGGATTGTAAGAAGTGTATGCGAGAAGGCGGATTTATAGGCTTCTTAGAGCAAATTTCCAAGCATTGTCAAGATAATTTTCGTGGTAACGTAGCGGTAGCTTTGCGAAAGAAAAGAGGTTTAAGACTTAGCACTTTTAGAGAGTTTGGTGTAGGCTACAATGAAGTTACTGGAAAATATACATTACCTATTAATAATGTGCTTTCTGGAAGGTTGCAGGACCTCCGAATGTATTCTAATAAGCTACTATCAACAAAAACTTGTAAAGTGGGAATGCTTGGTTGGGATAAGTTAGTTGAAGATTCCGATGTGATATGGCTTTGCGAAGGAGAGTGGGACGGAATGGCTATGTGGGAAATACTTTCATTGATAGATGAAAAAGCCACTGTATTGGCAGTTCCTGGTAGCGGTACGTTAAAGACTGAATGGCTTTCTTTATTCCAGAATAAACAAGTTCGTGTGGTTTATGATAACGATTCTGCTGGTTTTGCTGGCGCTAAAAAGGTTTACAAGAAGTTAGGCGTTATTGTAAACGATATTAGGTTTGTGCATTGGCCCGATAAGTATGCAAAGGGTTTTGACTTGAGAGATTTATACTTAAAGTCTGGTGATGCAAATAAAACCTATAAAACATTACTTTCTTTTTTGCGAGATGTTCCTTACGGCTTGAATGAAGAGGATGAGGAGATAAGCACAAAAGTAAAGGTAACTTCATTTGAGGGTGAAGGCCTTGCGCATAAGGAAATCTACAATGCGTACCGATCATTTCTTCACATGCCAAATACCGACATATTAGACGTAGTGTTCGGAACGATAATAGCGAACAGGCTTGAAGGAGATCCTTTATGGCTTTTTGTAGTTGCTCCCTCTGGTGGTATGAAGTCTGAGGTGTTAATGTCCTTGTCGCAATGTCCGAATATAATGACTACCACTTCATTGACACCTCACAGCCTTGTTAGCGGCGCTAATTTTGGTGGCGGTGATCCCTCTCTTATTCCCATCTTAAACGGTAAGATACTAATAATAAAAGACTTTACAACAATCCTTAATTCTAATGCTGCCGCCAGAGATGAAACTTTCGGAATACTACGTGATGCCTATGATGGTAAAACTGAAAAAAGATTTGGGAACGGGGTGTTCCGTTCTTACGAATCTAAGTTCGGTATTATTGCAGGTGTAACTCCCGCTGTGGAATTGTTTACAGATAATCAGACCGCTTTGGGTGAAAGGTTCTTGAGGTTTAATATTGATATTGCAGATTCTATTTCGGAACGTGAAGTTTACTTATTGCGGGCTCTGAGCAATACAACAAAAGAAACGCAAGCACGCCAGGAGCTTCTCTCGGCAGCCAAGAAGGCTCTATCATATAATTTTAATACTGATATACATATAAGCGAGAACGTAGCCAGGAAAGTCGTTGGAATCGCTCAGTGGACTGCTACAATGCGTGGTACAATCAATAGAGATAAATTTACAAAAGAGATTACACATAAACCGTTTATGGAGCTTGGTACTCGATTAGCCAAGCAGTATGTCAAGTTGGCTATGGGTATTGCTATGTTTAAGAGAAAGGAGGCTATTGATGATGAGGAATTGAACATTATCCGAACTATGGCTAAGAGTACCGTTCCGTCAAAACAGGAATCATTAATACAAAGTATAATGGTTAATGATCCTGAAGGAGCTTATACAAATGGCGATATTTCGGAAATGTTAAGTCTACCTACTATAACTTCACAGAGGGTAGCTGAAAATTTAGCAATGCTCGGTGTATTAAAGAAAGTAAAAATTTCACCTATGAAATATGAATGGGTGCTTACTAATGAGTATTATGATCTTATGGAAAGGTCTGGTATATACACAATCTAACTTTAACGAAGGAGTTATGCAATGCCAGTAAAAAAAGTAAAGAAGGTGGATAAATTTTTGTCTAAGGCAGCTAAGCAAAGTCAAGCGGTTTCCAATGTGTCAATGAAGTCCTTGATTGATAATTTAGAGCTGGTTGACATTAACAAGGTTAATCTTTGGGAAGATAATCCCAGAAAGAACGACCAGAATGTTGACAATGTTGCCAGATCGATAAGTGAGCATGGTTTTCGTTCTCCGCTTGTTGTGTGGAGAAAGAATGGTGTTGTTTACAAAGGTAATACTACCTTGAAGGCCGCATTGAAGCTCGGCTTGAATAAGGTTCCTGTATCGTATCAAGATTTCCCTTCCGAGACTGCCGCTACTGCTTACGGTATTTCGGATAATAAAACAAGTGAAGGATCAAAATGGGATGAGGAGATTTTGTCAAGATTGATGAAGGCTCCTGAGTTTACGGAAGATATTGAGCGCACAAAGAGGTTGACAGGTCTGAAAGATAAGGAGCTTAATGTTCTTCTGGAAAAGATGGAAGCTCCTGAAGAATTTCCTACCTATAAGGAAACTTTGAAAACGCAACATATCTGCCCTAAGTGTGGCTATGAGTGGGATTGATTCTTGTTTGTCGTAGGTCGATCTTGGTTAGGTCGACCTACTTTATGCTAAGGTGGTAACAAATGGAAGTTTTAAGTAGGGCTAAATGTGGATGTAAGTGGTATGCGGATGCGAAGTTGGGTATTGTCTTTTGTAAAAGGCATAATAAAAAGTGGCTTAACTATTTGAAAGGGTTGCGTAATGAGAAAGAAACAGGATCGAAATCTTCGGGATCTTCTCAAATGCATAATAAGAACAAAAGTGCCGTTAAACGAAGGAAAGGTTGACGGAGTAGCTTTGTATCTATCTGGCGGAGTTGACTCAATGACACTCGGCTTCTTATGCAATGAAATGGGTTTTAAAGTAACCGCTTATTGTTTTGAGATTGATAATAATGTTACCGCTGATAGTTCATCGGCACGGAGGGCTTGCAATATGTTCGGTTGGGGTTTAAAAATCATAAACGTCCCATCTGAAAACGTGTATGATGATTTTAAGCGATTGACAAAATTGGGTTGCAGAAAGAAAACCCATTATGAGTGTACTTGGCCTATGCTTTATCTCTTTCCAGCGACAAAGGAGAAGTATATCTTTGGTGGCTATGGTGCTGATATACTTTACGGACTTTCAAAGCAAGCCTGTATGCATTATAAGTATACTATTGAATTATTAAACGACTATAGGGCAAAGCGATTTGCGGATGACAATCCGAATGGCGTGCGTCAAAGAGAGAATCTTGCCAAACGATATAATAAGGTTTTAGTTGAGCCGTACATGGATCCTATTATGCCTGATTATTTTAAAGATAAGACTTGGGACGATTGTAACCAGCCCGTACAAAAGGCAATCGTTCTTAGAGAATTTCCAGAGTTTAAAGAGTTCGGAAGACGTCCGCATATTAATTATCAATTGCTGGCAAAAATTCCCGAACACTTTGAAACGCTATTGGCTGGTGATTTAAACTTTAACAAACGGACAAGGATTATTGATCTATGTAGGGATCATTATGAATTGGCAAAAAATAAAGGGGATGCAAAATGAGAGAATTAGAGGCAAAGTTTTTTAATGATCTTTGCAAAGCAGTTGAGGAACTCCTTGACGGAAAAGAAGCTGAAAGGAAGTTTATGCTTAGCGGTGGTATCGATTCGATTCTTTTACTTACGGCATACGATAAAGTTTTCGGTGCTAAGGATTTGAAAACTTACACCATGATAGGTACTAATCTAAAAGAGATCGGATATTCTCGGTTGTACGGTCAGCAATATTTTAAAACAGATCATACCGAGATTAAAGTGACCTTAGATGATTTTCTTGACAGATTGCCTTTAATTCAGAATATGGGTTTTACCACAGTTTTCCAAACTATGTTCTATATTCTTATGTGGATAAGCATAGAGAAAGCAGATTTGGTAGGGACTACGATAATTCATGGTGGAGGTGCTGATCCTTTGCAAGGGTCAAGTAATGTATTTATGTATACCGCAACCAATCAGATAGCGGAATCTCGAAACGTTTCGGTTGATGTAGCCAGAGATATTATCAAAAAGGAAAATTACCAAAAGAGAGTTTCTTTTGAGGTAAATAGTTCTGCATGGTTAAGGTCGTATGCTTACAAAAAGGTTGACGGAACTGAAATAGCTCCCTACTATAGTAAACACGTTTCATGGTTAGCATACGAACCATTCTCCGTAACGCAACCTAAATCAAAAGGATTTTTTAAGTCCGTTATGAAGTATGCAGGTGTAAAGGGTGTAGATAAGATTCAAAGAGTGGGGTTGCAATTGGGTACAGGTCTTTACTATCTACTTCGGAAAGAGCTTGAACAAGCTCATGGAATGGACGCTAACAAGATAATCAAGAAACTTTCCAAAAAGGATGAAAAATGCGAATAGTAGAGAACAAAAATGAGGATAGGCGCAATAAACTTTGTAAATGTTGCGTATGCGGTAAGATTGCAAGGTGTACGATTACCAATGACTTTTACGATACCCAAGATCACGGTGATGGGTTAGTTTGTGAAAGTTGCCTCTTAGGATATTTATCTAAAAAGGGTAGAGAGCAAAATGGAAAAGCCTAAATACAAAGTAATGCGGATGAAGAATATACGAAGATTAAAGCCTAATGGGTATTCTTTAGTGTCAACATTCTCAGGATGTGGCGGGAGCTGTCTTGGTTTCCGTATGAAAGGATTTAGCGTTTTATACGCTAATGAGTTTATACCAGAAGCTCAAAAGGTTTACAAGGCGAATATGCACCCAGAGACCAAATTAGATTGTCGGGATGTTCGTAAAGTTAAAGTTGAGGATATCTTGACAAGTACTGGTTTAAAAGTTGGAGAACTTGACGTATTCGAAGGCTCACCACCTTGCGCTTCCTTCTCTACTGCGGGAAGTAGAGAGAAAGGATGGGGAGTTGTTAAGCAATACTCCTCAGTTGAGCAGAGAGTGGATGATCTATTCTTTGAATACGCTCGGTTGTTAAATGGTTTACAGCCGAAGATGTTTATTGCGGAGAATGTATCTGGCTTGCGAAAAGGTAAAGCTAAGGGTTTCTTTAATCAGATTGTTCGGATACTTGAAGATTGCGGTTATATAGTACGTTCGGCAGAACTTGATGCAATGTGGCTTGGCGTACCTCAATCAAGAAAGAGGCTTATTTTTATCGGAGTGCGAAAGGATTTCGATATGCTTCCTATGTTTCCTCAACCCTTACCTTATTACTATACTGTTAAAGATGCGCTGCCGCATATTACAGAAGTTAAGTTTGGAGGTTTACCTGACAACTGGAAAGGTAGTTTACGACCGAGTCCTACTATAGTTCAATCGGGAGCGATAAGAAGCGAAACGGCTTACTTCTCTGGTGCTACTTATTGTAAAGAAGCCGATAACGTGGTTCGAAAGTTTAGAATAGAAGAGATTCAGAGGCTGTGTGGGTTTCCTGATGATTTTGAACTTTACGGATCTTATGAAGAGCAATGGGAACGCTTAGGGCGTGCAGTACCGCCAGTGATGATGTCACATATAGCAAGCTCAATTAAAGAATCTTTGGACTTCATTAACTCAGAGGACAGGCCGCCATGGCTATGAGTACGATAATAAAAATCTTAGTTGTATCGGGTACGCTTGTGGCTCCAATCTTATTGCTAATTGGAACTATACTGAATTTGTTGGTTTTACTTTTACTACTGTTTTAAGGAGGCATATATGAATATTAAACATCCAACAGTTAAAGGCTTTTCCTTTGCAAGTATTGACTATGCGAAATTTGAAGAACATATCGCGGCGAGTATACCGGGCTACAATGAGGTAGAAAACATTATTCTCGGTCTGTCGGAATACTTTATTCAAGATCATTCAAACGTTTATGATCTTGGTTGTTCTACAGGTCGATTGGTTTCTTTACTTGGTGATAAGCATAAGGGAAAGAGCAAAGCAAACTTTATTGGTGCGGAGATTGAGCCGAATTTTTATTACGGAATAGCAAAAAAGTTTGGGTATGAGATTGAAGATATTGGATGGGAATTCTACTTTGAGAATATGACTTTCAGCCGTGCCGATATTTGTTCCGATAAGTTTGTGATTGAGAATGCCAGCTTTGTTACGTCTGTTTTTACTTTTCAGTTTTTGCCTTTGCAGAAGAGAGAAGAACTTTTTAAGAAAATTTATGATGGCCTCAACTCTGGTGGTTGTTTAATGTTGACCGAAAAAGTTTACGCTTGCAATGCAAAATTTCAGGACTTCCTGACCTTTTTATATTACGACCACAAGAAAAAGAGCTTTACAGAGCAAGAAATTTTGGCTAAAGAACGTGATTTGAGGAATATGATGTATCCAGTGACGCTTGTCAAGTTGGAGAGTTTACTTAAGGAAGCTGGGTTTGCGCATATTGAGACCGTATGGCGCAATTTGAACTTTGTTGGAGTTATTGCCGAAAAGTAAAACGCAATATAAATGCAATACAAGATATATAGTGTGAGTAGAGTATTTTTATAGTGTTTTACACCGTCCAATTTTTTTCCTTTACCCTCACGCATATATGTACATGTATATGTAAAGTATAATTAATAAATAGGAAGGAGTAGAAAGATGAAAAACTTTAATGATGTACACACTTTATCTTGTATTGCGTTTATATTGCGTTTTGGTGAATCTACTTGGAAGGAGATTACTGATGAATGAAAAGTATTTGCTTTATTTTGAGGAAGAGGTGATAGCTTTAAAATTTAATCATAAGAAGAAACGTATGGTTATCGGAAGTTATGCAAAATTTCGGACTACGATTGAAGAGGTTATTGTAAACTATTTTAGGGAAAGTGTTCCACGCATTAAGTGGACGCAGGCAAATAAAGTGAGATATGATTTTCCGTTGTCATTGGAGAAGTTTACTTCTGGTGTTAAGGAGTTGAAGTCTCATGGAATGATGATTGAGCAGGTTAGTTCACATGGGAGGTTAATGAGATGATTCTTGGAAAAAATAATTTGCAGATCATTGACATGGTTAAGAGTGACATTCCAGCCCTTAATAATTTATTTATTGATATTGACGGCAGCACTTGTGCGGTTAATAATAAAGCTTTAATTGTTGTTGAGCCTGTCAAGGAAGAAGTGAAGGAGATTATTCCTCTTAAAGAGTCTAATGGAGCTAAGGAAAGATTGGTGATTGCTTCCGATTCTGTTAAAGAAGTGATTAAGAATATTCCGAAGGATACTACGTTTAAAGGTCTCCTTGAATACGTCAATGCTGAGGTTTATAAAGATAGTGGTGGGGGAGAGAATATTAATTTTACTCTTACTGACGGGAAACGAAGGAAGCAGATTTCCACAAGAAAGGGAAATAACGATTTTGTAAAGTACAAGGATACTTTACGTTCCGCGTTTAAAAAGCGCAACGGTGTTCGTTTGGTTTTGAATAGGAAGGTATTGATGAAAATGCTTTCTGTTATTGATAAGGTTTGTCCTGACGGATCAGGATATTCTCCTGTCTATATAGAATTTACAGAGGACAATGATTTAATTGTGAGGAGTGAGCGTTTATCTACGGGACAAAGAGTAATAGGTTTGATTGCATCAGTGGAACAAGAAAGTGGGGGATGGTTAAAGCTTAACAGATGGGAACGTATGTTATTAAAAATTAAAAAAAGGAGAAAGAAGAATGGTTAGGATCTTGGTTCTTGCAGGAAATTTTGAGCAGTTTAAGCACTATGTAGCGGAGCATAAAAAAACTGGATATGATTATCGTTATGTTTCTGGCGCGCATTCCGCACATGGTGCTTACTTTGATAATTACGCTATTTGCGGATCTTTTTGGAAAAGAAAGGATGCTGGAGAACTTTTTGATGAGGTTTCTAAACGGCATGAAATTTTTATGGAAATGAGACGTAATTTCATAAAAAATTATTATCGAGGAAGGAAATTCTATAAGCTTTTAATGAAACTATTTTGGGCACTGTTATCGTGGGCATTAATAATTTTAATCTGGAGATTGTTTATATGACTGATGAGGAAGTTTTACAATTGCGTAGGCTCAGGAGACGCGGTTATTCTTTTAGAGAGCTTTACAGGATGTTTAAGGGAAAGTATAGCAAAATGGCAATTCGCATGGCTTGTGGCGTAAATGCTGAGGCTATACGTGAGGCGAAAAGATTTAATCGACGGAATTATTTTGTTGAGTCGGTAAAGAAAAGGTTGTATATTGAAAAGAAAGATCAGTTTAAGGACTGATGGAACTTGGGGGTGACAGATGGCAATGATTAGCGTAAATACGGAAGAGGTCGAACGGGATATTAAGTGGTTTATGCGTAAAGAGTATCCGTGGGCTTTAAAGAAAACTCTGGATGTAATGGCTAAAGAAGGACAGAAAGCCGTTCAGATTCAGACCCGTAAGGAATTTAATTTACATACGGATTTTGTTCCAAAAGGTGTCTGGGCTCAAGTTGCGAAAAAGAAGGACATAATTGATAAAGGAGAGGGGCAGAGTGCGGTGTTTACTGCGCCCCGTATAAGTGGCTTTATGCCCATACACGAAACGGGTGGGACTCGAAGACCACAGCAAGCGAGGTCAATAGCAATGCCCGCGCAAGATTTGAAGCAATTGAATTTCCGCACGTCAACGGGTAAGATTAAACAGCGATACAAGCCAAAGACCTTACTCGAAGCCTTCAATCGTGGGACGTCAAGCAGTGGGTCAAGGACTAAAGATGCCTTCTTGATACGAGGCAAGGGAGGAACTCCGCTAATTGTGAGACGCAAAACTAAGGCTCGATATCCTCTGAAGGTTCTTTATAATCTAAGCCGTTCAGCTTCCTATGAAGAGAGATGGGATTTTGAAGATACCGTACGTCAAGTTGTCAGAAGGGATTTTGCGAAAGTGTTTTCAAGGGAGATGGAAAATGCTTTACGATAAGTCAAGCATAGAGAAAAAGGGTTCGTGAGCCAAAAGTTACTTTCACGGTTCTCTGTATGCGGGTAAAGCAGAGC